GTTTGGAAACAGGGAGATTTGGTGCCTGATTTTTAGTAAGAATAGTTCGCATTAAGATATCAACATTTTTATGTAATCTTGCAAGGTCTCCATTGTTATCAATAGTATAATCACACATCCATTGTTCAATACTCATCGAACTAGGGTCTTCTAAAGGCAAATGATCTGCTCTATCTACCCAAATAGCATAATCAAATATTTTTTCATTTTGCATTGCAAAAAATTCACGCTTATTGCGCAACCCACAATAGATATCATGCTCAGCAAACAAATTACGACCTAGTCGTGCAAGATCATCTTTACAGTAATTGTGTATCATATTATACCATTCGGTACGATGATTGTGCCGATCTGCATAACACTCTTCTTCGTCAGTATATCCATACTTGTCTTTTAGATCATTAAAAATAAAAAGCTCAGAACAAAATTTACTTGATGATTGGAATGTATAACCGTATTTTTCTAACAGTTCGCATACAGTATCTTTGCCATGTCGACCGTGACCTACAATTAATAACTTAGGTAGCAAAAGGTAATCTCCTATATAATATACTTTACATTATATACGATATCTATCTTTTTGTCAAGTATAATTTACAAATTAATCGTAGTGTCCACCCAAAACAGCAACTTTTTTGATATCTTCGTTAAAAATTTCTGCTTCGCGTTCTTTCCAAGCCTTTTCAAACCCTGTTTCGTGGATATAACTTTCGTTATTTCCCCAAAGTCTTTTAAAGTATGAATCGTAGGTTTTTTCGACTTCTTCGTCGCTCCAGGATCTATCAATTAGTTTGCCTTTGATGATCCAGTTTAATCGGTTGGCTTCTTTACGTACAAATGGACTGCACATTGTGGGACCTCCTATTGCTGTATATGTATTTACAGCATAATAAGAAGTTAGCGTTAACGTGTGGGGGTTTTAGCCTATTGTGAATCCGTAGCCGACGCCGCCGCCTACTTGCTGTATTACTTCTTGATCTAATTTTTCAATTTCCGCCATAGCTTCATTTTTAAGATCATTACCATTAAGAGTTGAGCCACCTTGCGGTCCTGCAATAGTAGCAAATTTTGAACGTGCTTCGCCTAGCATATATTTACATGTAGCAAGTGTATAATCTTTTACCCATTGATTGACTAAGTAATCTGACAATAGTTCGTCATCTGGTCTATAGTTATAAGCATAAAGCATAATAGTTTCAGTTGCTCTAGGACGTTGCAACAGTGTTAATTTTTTAGTAGTATTGTTCCACTTAAATTCGATAAACGAACCAAACATTCTTCCTACAAGTTCTTGATATTGACTAAACATATCGTATGTAGCTAATCCGCCCATATTTGAACTTGACAACAAATACGCATTTGTATATGCTAAACTAAACGGATCAAATAAACTGCCGCCGCCATTTTTTCCGTTTTCGTAAAGTTTTATACTTACAACATCGTTTAAATTTAAACCTGTATTAAAAGTAATGGTTCTTGAGTCGTTGTCAATTGCATAGGCAGTTGTTGTTATGCCATTTACAGTTACTACAACAGTTGCTATACTTGCTAGGTTATAATTTACATTAAATACCTGCTGTCCTTCTGTTGCTGTTTCGCCTGTTGAATATATTGGACCTCCAACTGCTGAAGTTCCTGGACGTGAGCCAATGCTTCTTCGAAAACATCTGCGAACTTCCATAACTTCCTTTGGAAGAGTATATTCATTAACATCTATACTAGTATCCATAAACAAGTATGATTCTTCAACTGCATTATCACTACGTTGTCTAAAACGTGTGAGTGCTTTATTTAACGCTGTTTCGTAATGTACAGGATCTAACTCAACATCAATCATACCTCCGCCGAGCATAGCATTAACGTAGTCAAAAATTTCTTGTTTCATAGTGGCCATAGACAAAGTTCTCCGTACAAGTATTTATCTAAGATAAATATGTATATGCCAAGACTTAGTTTATACAAACCCGAACGCGGCGCTGATTATAATTTTCTAGATAAACAAATTCTAGAAATGTTTACCATCGGCGGTACTGATCTCCATATATACAAATATATAGGAACCGACGACGGGACCACAGTAAAAGATCATACACAAATACAAGACATGCTGTTTTTAGAAAATAGAGACCGCAAGTACGACAAAGATATTTACAGAATGAGAGGTATCTATAACGTACAAGATAATGATTTTGATCTTAGTCAATTTGGATTGTTCTTAAGTAACGATACACTGTTTATGACCGTACATATAAGAAGTACTGTTGAAACATTAGGTAGAAAACTTATGCCCGGAGACGTGTTTGAGCTTCCTCATTTAATAGACGAGTATGCTGAAAATGATGCTAGTGTTGGTCTAAAAAGATTTTATGTAGTAGAAGATATTAATAGAGCCGCTGAAGGATTTTCACAGACTTGGTATCCACACTTGTATCGAGTTAAACTAAAACAAATATACGATGGTCAAGAATATAAAGATATTTTAGATTTACCTGCTGTAGAAGAAGATCCAGGTGGCGATAATTTAAGAGATATTCTTTCAACATATGAAAAGGAAATGCAAATTGCACAAGCCGTAGTTAGTGAAGCTACTACAGAAGTACAAAAATCAGGATACGACATTAGTCACTATTTTTCTCTTGCTGTTGACGATAACGGTATTGTTGAGTTAACTGAAACTAAAGACTCTGCAGGTTTGTCGCAAATGGCACCACCGGATAGAGCAGGATATAGAGGCTATATAATAGGCGATGCAATATCACCCAACGGTGAAGCATTTGGCTTTGGAGTATCGTTTCCAGCCGATCCAGAAACTAATGATTATTTTTTAAGAACAGATTTTTTACCTAATCGACTATTTCAATTTAAAAATAACAAATGGAATAAAGTTTATGACGTTAAACGTGCATTTGTTTACGGCGATGATAATACTAATACACAAAAAGGTGGCTTTATCAACAATACTGGTACAAACAATATTGCAGGAGAACAAGTTCCTGAAAGACAGAGCTTGTCTAAAGCACTTAGACCTAAGGCGGATAACTAATGCAACATTTTTATGACGGACAAATAAGAAGATACTTAACACAGATTATTCGTCTGTTTAGTCAGTTTAGTTATAAAGACGGACAAGGACGTTTAGTTCAAGTACCAGTCATGTACGGAGATCTAACTAGACAAGTTGGAAGTATTTTGCGTGATAATTCGGAAAATAAAATTCCTAGTGCTCCGCGAATGGCTGTATACATTACTAATTTAGAAATGGATACTGCAAGACTAGCTGATAGTAGTTATGTAAACAAATTAAATATAAGAGAACGAGCTTACGATGATTCTAATCAAGAATACTTAAATTCTTCAGGAAAAAATTATACTGTAGAAAGACTAATGCCTACTCCTTACAAACTTACAGTTAATGTAGATATATGGAGTACAAATACTGATCAAAAATTACAAATATTAGAACAAATCTTTATGTTGTTTAATCCTAGTTTAGAAATACAAACTACAGATAATTATATTGACTGGACTAGTTTAAGTGTTGTTAATATGGATAATATTAACTTTAGTAGTAGAACTATACCAACCGGAACTGAAAACGAAATTGATGTTGCAACAATAACTCTTGATACACCAATCTTTATTAGCCCGCCAACTAAAGTTAAGAAGTTAGGCGTTATTACTAAAATTATTACAGCCGTATTTGCCGATAATGGGCTTGAAGTGAACATAGATGAGAATGCATACACACAAAGTTTAGTTGAGCAAAAAATTAAAGAAAATGAAGAAACTACAAAAATTAATGAAGGCAAAAACCAAACACTTACAAATGAAGATGCATTAGTTGTTACTACATATCAAGATTACGATTTAGTGTTTATTGATGGTGTTGCTAAACTAATGAAAAATGGTACTGTTGGCAATGAGTCATGGACTGCATGGATGATTGCACAACCATTTATATACGAGGCCGGAGTAACTCAACTTAGACTGCAACGAGGAACAGGTT